CCACCCATCCGCCCATCACGACGGCGGACAGATAGGCATAGGCGGTCTCGGCGACCTTCCGACCCGTCAGCGTCGAAGTGACGGTTTGTCGAGGGCAGTAACGAAAATGACCGACCTGTCCGCGCAAGCTATTGAGCCAGGCGCGCAGACGTTCGGCGACATTCTGGCGCATCGGCGGCCAGGTCCAGGTCAGCGTCCACTGGCTGGCGGTGTTGATCGTCTGCTGGACCAAGGAAAAATTGGACGCGATAGCGGCCTGGCGACGATTGACCGCCAGGCGCTCTGAATTCGGGGTGACGGCGGGAAAGGACAATGGATAGGTCGGCATCCATTATTTAGGCGGATGCCGTTCGTCACATCGTCGGCCGCTGGAACCGGCCCAGCGTTCGATCACTCGCCTGTTTCGACAAGAGCGGCGCCGCCTGGGCGATCCCTTCGTAGACCATGGCGCGCACCATCGCGGGGTCGTTGCTGGTGATGTTGCCAATCGTGACGGCGGGACCGGCCTGGCCCGCGCCGCGAATGCTTCGGAGAGCGTGATTCGGGACCGTGTTGGCTGTATTCCCAACATTGACAATTTCCGGGCCGCGTTCGCCGACCACATAGGTGCCAGCGCGGGTCAGGCCACCATTAGCGCGCGCGCCGATTTTGAGAGCCGCACCGCCCAGCACGATATCGCTGCCACCGCCACCCGCGAGGCTGGTGCCAATCGACCCTAGCACTGATCCAAACAGCGATCCCAGCGGCTTCAAAATCGCTTGCTGGAGGGCGATGTCGATCAGTTTGTCGATGATCCGGTCACCGACCGCTTCGAACGCATCGCCCAGATTTCCGGCACCCCGGATCGCTTCGCGCAGACCGTCGTTGAACGATCCCAAGCCTTCCGCCGCAGCGCTGCCGAGCGCATCCTGGATTTCCCCGACCGTGCGGGGGATGCCGTCCAGATACTGACCCAACGGCCCCATCGTGTCACGGCTGACCGCCGCAGTGTCGTTGGCCTGGAGACGATCCAGCACGCCAAGCCTGGCCTCCGCGATGGCCTTTTCGGCAGCGGTGGACTGTTTCGACGCCAGGATCGCGTCGATCGCAAGCCGCTCTTGCTGATACTGGAGATCGACCAGGCGCAGACTGATGGCGCGACGATCGGCGGACGATCGCGCGAGTGCCATTTCCGACCCGAGGAGGTCACGGCTATTATCGAGATAAGAGTGCTGAACATCGAGTGCCTGGCGGGCCAGTTCTTCGTTTTCGCGCAGGTTGATCTCGTCCGCCCGCGTGTATTCGATCTTGTCTTCGAGCAGCTTGAGCGCGTCGCCTTGTGCCACCGTCAGCTTCTTGTCCGCCACGTCTTGGTCGATCGCTGCCTTTCGGCGATCCGTTTCGATAGCCAGCATCTCGCGCTCCAACGCGGACTGCTCAACGATATCGGACAGCAGCGCCTGTTTCGCCGACAGCAGTTCCATGTCGCCCGACGCCATGTCGGCGGTGAAGCGGGCAGACTGTTCGGCTGCGATTTCAGCGGCGGTCTTGCCGGTCGATTTCTTGCCGCCACCGGCGACAGGTGGAAGAGTGCCACCACCGCCGCCGCCGTTTCCACCAGCAAGCAGTTTGGCCGCAGCCTCTTCCTCTGCCGTCATTCGCGCCAGGCGGGCGTCGATGGCTTTGATCCGGGCTTCGTTCTTCTTCCATTGTGGCGATCCCTTGCCGATCGCGTCGGCGTCGATGCCGACCGCAGCAAGGAGCGGATTCTTTCCGGTGTTTTGGGCGACTAGCGACGCGCGTTCGTCGGTCAACGTTTTGCGTTCGCCGCGACTATTGTATCCCAGCACGGCGCCACCGATGCCGCCCGCGACTGCGCCGCCGACCATTCCGGGCAAGCCGCCCACAAGCCCGCCACCAATGCCACCAGCCAGCGCGCCCATAATCGCCATGGCCGCTGTCGGATTTTGGCTCCAGAACTGCGCCATGGCGGTCGCGATCTTGACGACCTGGTCGGCCAGGTTTCCGATGGCGTCGGCGTTCTGGACGATCGCGGATGCGAACCGTGCGTCGAGGGTCATCTTCAACGTATCCAAGCGATCGTTGATCTGACCAGCGTTGCGCAACAGGTCATCACCCAGCACGATGCCAAGATCGGCCGCCTTGTCGGCGAATTCGTCGAAGCCCTTCGCGCCTTCGCCCATCAGCGCGGTCAGAGTGCCCGCCGACTTGCCAAAAACCTGGAGCGCCGCTGCATTGCGCTGGCTGACGGTCGGCAGTTTGCTGATACCGTCTATGGTTTCGCGCAGCGCCTGGTCGAAGTCGCTGGACGTGACGCCCAACGATTTGAAGACTTCGCCCATCGCCTTGCCGCCAGATTGTGCGGTGCCAAGATTTTTCGCGAATTTCTCCAGCGCGCCGTCGGCCGACGCGAAGTCGCTGCCGGTCATCTGGGCAGCGTATCGGAGTTCCTGAATCGATTTGGTAGTGGCGCCGGTTCGATCCGCGAGGTCCACGATGCTGTCGGCGTAGTCAAAAGCGGCCCGCGCGGCTGACACAAAAGCATCGACCGACATAACCGCCAGGAGGCCAGTGACGGCCGTCTTCGCGCCATCCATCGCGCGGGAAATTGCTTTGTTGGTTGCCTCGGATTGGGCCGCTGCTTTCTTCATCCCGGCGATGAATTGCGCGGATTCCAATCCGAGATTTACGAAGAGAGAACCTAGATCAGCCATCGATTATTTAGGTCGATGGCGCCTTCTGAGCGGCGATCCGGGCTTCGAAATAGGCTTCGATCGCGTCGTCGAGCGGCGGCCGTGCCAAGTCGCGCAGGTGCGCGGACCATTGGGGATCACGGTCCAGCCAGTGAATTTCGTCTTTGCCGCCTAGGCCGCTATATTGAAGGGCGAGAAGGTTGCGAAAGCGATCGTCTTCGACCGGCGAACCAAATGGTTCGACCTCGTAATATGCCTGCCATTCGGCAAATTCATCCGCCGAAATGGTGGCCGACAGTTCCTCCACCGTCCGGCCCATTTGCAGAGCCAAGCGAAAGAGGAACCGTCGATCAGAATTTAATCGGAACTTTTTTTTAGCGCAGCCTGGTCCGGCACCGTGTTGATCTGCCGGATCGCGATCAGGATCGCTTGCAGCGAGGTATAGGACAGCGCGCGGATACGGTCGTGATCGGCCAGGTCGAACAGGCGGGCGCCGGTGTCATCGACGCAGCTATGGATGATCTCCAGGACAGCGGCGTCGTAGAGTTTCACCTCGGCAAGGCCCTCCCGTTCGTCTTCGTCCAGCGCCTGATCGCGTTGGTAGAGTTCGACCGCGTATGCGTTTTCGGTCGCGACATCCATCAAGGCGATACGGTCGATCAGACTGTAGGCGCGGACCATGACCGAGCCGCCCCATTCAGCGATTTCGACTTCGATGGTGGCGGGGGCGGCCGCAAAGATCGCCCCCTTTGAAAGGATCGCCATGTTAGGCGGCAGTGCCCTTCAGGGCCAGACCCGACACTTCAAGCGTGACCGAACCGGTGATCACCGCGTCCACGCCACCGCTCTTTTCGAACGACAGGACAGCAGCCGAAAAGCTGTAGGTCGTTCCCGATCGCATCGTAATGACGAATTCGGACAGTTCGCCCGAAAGGCGCGCTTCTTCGAGCGCGATCTGGCCGGGATCGCTGGGGATATAGTTCAGGGTCAGATTAACCTGCCCTTCGTCGGCCAGGCCAACCATTTTTTCTTTTGCATCGGAATCAAGATCGGTCACGTCGATGACTGAAGCGGAACCACCGCCCAGACCAGAAAATCCGGTAAGCCCCTTCACCTGGACCTTGGTGGCCCCATCCTTGATTTCGATTTTCGTTTTGCGGCTATGAACTGCGCCAGATGCCATTTTGTATTTGCGTCTCCGTATGAATTTCGACGCAAAGGCGCGCCGGACGCAATTATTTAGGCAAAGTAGTCGGTCGGATTGTTCAAAGGGTCGCGTAAAGACGAAATTGCAGCATCGTCCGAAACAGGCTGGTATCGGTCGTCGCGTCGATCATGTCGGTCTCGCCGATCCAGGTCACCGATTGGACCGTGTCGTCATCCCATTCCATCATGCGGTCGCGAATGTCAGCGGCCAGTTCCTTCGCGACCAAGTAGCCGGGATCGTAAACATCGATCTGGAACGTCAGCCAGCCCTCGCCGGTCCAGCCGGAAAGGTCATCGTTCGGGTCGGTCGCAATCCGGTTGTAGACGACGGCCGGAGTGGTGTAGCCGAGCGGCGCAGCGCCGGGATACATGTGCGGCGCCAGGTCCGCGAGATGGGCGACAAGCTGGGCCTCGATCATACGCCCGCCTTGTCCAGCCGACGGGCCAGGACGGTTTTGATACGATCGACGGCATCTTCGCTCGCGAGCGCAAAGCCAGTGCGGAAAAACGGGTTCGGGGCATTATGGATGCTGCCAAATTCAACAAACGAAGCGTGATACGCGTCCTTTCCGATCACGATCGCGTTGATGACCCGACCAGCTTCCGCCCTGACTTTCCGCACCTTGACGTGGTTAATGATCTTGCTGTGCTTTTCTTGGACGACCTTGCCACTTTTTCGAGTGCGGTTGCGGATCGACCCTTCCGCGTGCGGGCCAATCGGGACGACTTCTTTGATCTTTTTCTGGATCACGACCGCACCGGCACGGTTGGCCGATTGGCCGACCTTGGTCGCGAAATCGTTCGACAGCGATTTCATGCGGGTATCGAGCGCGGCGAACCCGGTCGTGGTAACGTTGACGGTCATTGCGCCACCCCCTCCACGGTCAGGACCAGCGTGGCGCGACGATCCGGTTCGTCGATCGCGGTGATGGCGTAGGTCTGGCCGTCCACCCGAATTCGGTGGGCGACCGTCAGTCCGGGCCGGTAGCGGATCAGATAGCGGGCCGCAGGGACGGCCTGGCGTCCTGCGCCGCGCGCAATGTCCGACGTGCGCAGTTCCAGACGCTGGCCATAGACGGTCGCCGCCACGATCCAGGTTGATCGTTCCTGGCCGACCGCGTCGCGGACCTTCGTTTGAACCATGATTTCGATGCGGCGATCCAGCGCCCCGGCGTCGATCTTCATGTCAAATGACGATCCGGCGAAAGGGCTGGCAAAGCGCCGCGACCGTGCGAAGCGTGGCGTCATCGATCGCGTGGCGGCTATCGTAGGCCGCACCAACGTAGACGGCGATGGCGTGGCGCAATGATGCGGGGACCGTCTCTTCGGTCGTCCAGCCAGCCGTCACGCGGACGGTCACCGGCCCGAGGTCAGCCGGGGCCACTTGGACGAAAACAAGATCACCGTGAACCGACGCTTCGACGATATCGATGTTGGTGATCGGATTGCCCTGCTGATCCGCGAGGGAAACCGCTGTGGCGTTGCTGATGGTAATTACATGACAACCAGGCCCGTGAAGGACCGTCTCGTAATCGGCCGACACGACGATCTGGCCGGTCAGGGCCTGGACGTGATCCACGGCAGAGCCGAGCAGCAGATCAAGGGTGTCAGCATCGACATCGGGGTCGAGGCGCAGCCATTCGCGCAACTGGTCAGCGGAAACGGCGGGAAATGCGGGGGCGGAAATTCTCTTCACGCCGGTATTTATCTTGGCACGAAAAAGGGCCGGGTTTCCCCGGCCCCTCTTTTGGCTTGGCCCTGGTGGCGCGGTTAAGCGCCGGTCTTGAGCAGCTTGTAAGCGTTGGTATCGACGACCACGCCACCCACGCGCATACGCGTCTTGAACGCGACATAGGGATCGTGGCTGTAGATGTCGCGGATCATCGAAACGCCGATACGATCCGCGATCGTATAAGCAGCCTTGAAGTCACCGAAGGCCATCGACAGCGAGCCAGCCGCCACGGCGGGCATGTTCTCGTCTTCGACCACTTCGTAACCCAGCAGGGTCGAAGCCTGGCCAGCTTCCAGACCGGCACGCCAGATGAACTGACCGGTCGAATCCTTCAGGACACGGGCGCGCAGCAGCGCGTCGCGGTTGGCCAGCCACTTACCGTTCGAGCGATAGCCAGCCTTCAGCGACATGGTCAGCGCCATCAGCTTGTCTGCGCTGGTGATATCGGCAGCGGCACCCGAGGTGACGTGCTGGACGGTGCCAAACGCGCGTGCGCTATCGGCAGTCAGGGCGGTCGTAACGCTGAGCAGACCCGACGGCTTGTTGACGCCATCACCGTTGATGAAAGCAGCACCTTCAGCACGGGCGAATTCGGTCGCGACAGACGAGATGATGAACGACTCGATGTCATAGGCCGAGTCTTCCAACAGGGTCTGGGTCACGAACGGCTTTGCAGTCAGTTCGCCGAACTTCGGCACGATCTCGACGATAGTCGGCGCAGCGGTTTCATTGCGAACGTCCTTTTCACCGGTCCACGCAGCAGCAGCGCCAGTCGGCGAGAACGGAATGCGGAAATCGGGGGTCGAGACGCTGATCACGTTGGCGACCGAGCGCAGCGCGGGGATGTCCTGCTTCGCGAGCAGGATCGCCTGGGCAAGCTGCTTCGGCACGGTGTAGCCACCTTCGGTCTGGACCAGGGTGGACATCGCCTTTGCTTCCAGCTTGTCGCCCTTGCGCATATAAGCGGTGAAGGCAGACTTCGATTCGGCGTCTTCGGCGCTATGGCCTTCGACGGAAGGACGGTTCGCGGCCTTTTCCATGTCGCGCATCTTGCCTTCGAGATCGGCGATGGCGTTGTTCAGGCGTTCGGTGGCAGCGTCGTCGCGGCGGTCGATCGCGCTTTTGAATTCATGCTCAAGGCGCTTGAATTCATCAAATACGGCAGTGGTAGTCATGTATCTCCTAGAAGTGGAACGAAAGGGTTTTCACGGCCTCTACTGCCGCATTGTATTTAGCTTCGGCATCGTCATCATCTGACAGTTGGCTATCCTCTTCGTCATCGGCCCGATCATCGAGCTCGGACTTTTCTTCGTCGGCTTCGTTTACGAGACCGTCGATCAGGTCTTTCGCCTCGCCGAATATTTCGGCCAGGCGCTCAAGCGACTTGCGCTGCATTTTCATGTGTTCTTCATTCTCCAGGGTTTGGGATTTCACATCATCGACGCGGGCAAGGTCATTGGCCGGGAACGTGACCAGGCTGACTTCGATCAGCTTCACCTCGGTAATGACGCGAACGGCCTTTCCGTTGCGTTTTTCGATTTCGGAAGCGGTTACGAAATAGCCGATCGAAAGGCCGGTAACGGCGCCCGCTTTTGCGATCGTGTAGGCATCGCGACCGGCGACGGTATCGAGGAACCGGCCCGACATTTTCAGGCCATGATCGTCCTCTTCAAGGCCGGTCCACACGCCGATCGGCATCGCCATGGCGTCGTGATTCCACAGCATGACCGGCATCGTCCCGGCCGATTTATGTTCGGCGATCGACGCCGCGAACGCACCAGGCGCTATGATATCGTCGTAGCTGTCGATGTTGCCGAAAACCGCGCCGTATCCTTCAAAGGATCGGGCTTCGGTCGTATCGTCGGTCGGTGGCGCGAACTTTACGTTGCGCAGTGCCAGGGCCTTTTTCTGCATATCAGTATTTATGCTGCGGCGGGCTGGGCCTGGTCGGGACCGAACAGGTTCGCGGCAGGTGTCAGACGGTCGGCCGACGGATCGTCCGAACGGTCGAACCCTTCCATCTCCCTGGCCTCGTTACGGGTGATGATCCCCGCCGAAATGCCAGCCTGATAATAGGTCATCCGCTCGACAGCGGTGCCGCGCAGGAAATCGCGATTGTCAAGCGAGATTGTGTAACCGGCACCGCGCTCTGCCGCCGTCAGCAGGTGGACGGACGCAGACTGAACAAATCGGGTGTGCCAGTGCGCATCCGTATCCTGATCGTGCGCGATATGCGCCTGCTCGACGCTGGCATAGGACTGGCTCCCACCGCTCTGGAAAACCTTCGTGGGGCTGACCCGGAAGAACCGGCAAATCTCTTCGATCTGGTAACGCCGCGCCTCAATCATTTGGGCGTCGGTCGCGGTCGCAGACATCGGCGTATAAGCCAGGTCGGCGGGAAGAAACGCGGTCTTATGCTGCTTCCCTGGGCCGGAATAGGCACGCGACCATGCTTCGCGAAGCTGTCGAACCTGCTCGTCGGTCATCTGTGTCTTGGCGCTGATCAGCCCGGAGAGTTTGCCCCCATTCGCAAACAAATCGCCCGCGAACTTCTCGGCGTGACGCGCGAGGCCGATCGCCTGGCGGGCTGTGTTGACCGCCGACATACCTTCGTATGATCGCCAGGCCGGGCCTTTCAGGTGCCAGATTTGGTCGGCGGGGACTTCCTGGCCATACAAGAAATAGCGGACAGGCGCGCCGATCACCGACGGATCGACCAGCACGGTCACCGAACCGGGGTCCATCGGCAGCATTTCGAGAATTTCATTGGTTGCACGGCTGCGGTTGACCCACACGAAGGCGTTGCCATTCAACGCAAGGTGGAGGCCGATCTGTTCGCGAAATTCGTAAGAGGTCTGCCGGTCATTCGGGGCCAGGTGGAGCAGACGATACAGCGGATGGCGGGTCGCCAGTTTCTTGCCGCGAACGTCCGTCTGGTGAAGATAGCAAGGCGGTAGCGCCAGACCTTCCGCGATCACGCGCGCGCAGGCATAGACGGCCGAAATCGCAATCGCGGACGTGCCGAATTCCTGCTCGTCGCGAAGCTGTCGCTCGATCGTCTCAGCCGAATGGACCGGGACGGTGGTCGTGGTGGCGGACTTGGTGGCGAACGACTGCTCGACCGGATGACCGAACAGAAAATCGATGATTTTTCCCATCGACTATTTAGTCAGTCCCAGAATTCCAGGGCGATGTCGGCGCGTGCCGGTGGCGGTTCGACGCATGAAATCGCGTGTGCCATCAGCGCAGCCACCATGCCATCGATCTTGAGGTGATCCTGGCCGGTCGGACGGCATGGCGACATCATAGCGCCGCGCCGGGTGACGCTGATGTTCGACGCCATCCAGTTCAGGCAGGCATTGTCAGGATGGACGATCTGGCCGTTCAACAGGTCGGCCTCGAAATCGACCATCGCCGGATGCATCGTGGCCGCCTTCTGCGGAAATTCGACCACGCTGATCCCGTCCGCCGCGAGCGATTGGCTGATCGTCGCAGATTGCCAGGCGTCGAATGCAACTTGCTGGACATTGTAGGTCTGGCACAATTCGCGGATTTTCGCCTCGACGGCTGCGTGATCGGACGCACTGCCTTCGGTCTGATGGACCACGCCAGATGCGCCCCAATCGGTGTAGGCCTCCCGGTTTGGAGAACGATCCAGCGCGCCGGTCGGCAAAAAGAGATGCGGGACAACAGCTTTCCGGCCGTCGGCGAGCAGGCACACGGCAACGATCGCGGTCAGGTCGGTTTTCGTAGAAAGGTCCACACCAAGCCAGGCGCGAACGCCGGACGGAATCACCAGGTCGGGATCGGCAGCGTTCGCCCAATCGACTGAATTCAACCAGCCAGACGCGCTGTTGCACCAGACGTTAAGATACTTGGTCAGCATCTCCGTCTGCGATCGAGGCGATTGAAGCGCCTTTTCGTATTCGCGTCGAAGGTGATCTTCATCGACGCTGACCCCAAATCCTGGGTTCGCCTTTTTCCAGACCCGGAAATCGCGCCAATCATCGTCGGCGTCGATCGTGTAGATCATGGCAAACTTGCTATCGTCGCGGATCGTCCCGGCCAACACGCCTTCGAAATATAGCTGTTCCTGTCGGCATACCCCGGCAAGATTGAACCCGGCCGTCGTGATAATCAGCAAGAGGGGATCGGAGCCGCGACGCTTGCCCATGCCGGTTCGAAATGCGGCAAGCTGGGTGCCGTCGATGGCTTGATGCAATTCGTCACAGATGCTGATCCACGGGATTCCGCCATCTCGGGTTTTGGCGATGACGGGCTTGAAACTGCTGCCGGTATGCGACTGGAAAATGGCGCGGGCCGATACTTCCAGGCCAAGAGCATCGACCAGGTCCGGTGTCATCTCGACCATCTTTTTCGCAGGGTCGAACACAGCAGAGGCTTGGTCCATCGACGTGGCACCGGAGAAGCCTTGCGCGCCCTGTTCGCCGAGCGCGAAGTTCATGTAGACACCAATCGCCGCGCCGATCAGAGACTTGCCGGTTCCGCGCGGAAACAGCCCCATCGCCTCGCGAAAGCGGCGCAGGCCGGTCGCCTTCACGATCCACCCGAAAATATTCGCGATGAAGAAAACCTGGAACGGTTCCAGGTTGATCGGCTGACCCGCCAGGGCGCCGGTAACATGCGGGAGCGCTTCGATAAACGAGCAGGCGTGATCAACGTATTCGGTGTTGAACTCGATGTCGTCGCGATCGTGGTCGTCGAGGAACCGTTGGCACGCGGCGCGGACCTGCCAGCACGCTTCGATCTTGCCGCTGACGACTTTCTTCGCGTAGTCAGTAGCGACCCAAGCGTAGGAATTTCGGGGGTAACGGGGGGCTTTCACCCCCATATTTATTGAACCAGGGGGCAATCATGGCTGACATTCCCGTTTGGGGCGCGGTCGCGCTCGAAGGCGTCAAGCTGGTCGCGCAACTTGGAGGCGCGCTGGCTGTCGCACGGCTGGCTGTAACGTGGGCGCTCAAACGGTATCAGACCGAAAAGGTGTGGGAGCGCAGACTATCAGCCTACACCGATACGCTGGCTGGCTTGGCAGCGATGCGGAAAGTTATCGATCGGGAAATTGACCATTACGAAGGCGAATCCAAGGGGGAATGGGACAAGGCGAAGTATACCAAGGCGTCGGCCACTGTTGAGGAAGTCATCGCAATCGCAAGGCTGATCCTTCCCGATGACGTGGCCGACCGCCTGTATCAATACGAACTTGAGTTTGCAGACGCGGTCAACTCGTTCGCCGGAGAACCAACCGACGTTTTGTATCCACAATCAAAGGCAATCGAGGGACTGATCGAATTCTTAGTCGCACGCGGCCGGAAAGACCTTGGCGGATTTGACCTAGTTATCGGCGCACACTGAACGGGCTAGTCTTCGCAGGTTCGGCCGACGCGATCCGGGCAAGGCGCGACTTGGCACTCGCGATCCCAAACAGTTCCATCTGTTTCCGCAACTCCGATCGGAAGGCCGCGTTCGCCGTTTCCGGGCTGCTGATGAAGACCGCCATAGTGTCGCAGAATAGGCCGAAGGCTTCGCTGTCGATGCTGGTAGCGCCGACGGCCACAACGCGTTCGACGTTCGCCGTCCAGACCGCTTTCGCCTGATCAGACAACCAGGCGGGCATGACCGGCACGTCGCGAACTAGGTCGGGCGAGATACTGACGACGTTGTTATCGATGCTGGGCTTGTGGGTGCCAGCCAGCTTTTTGCGTTGAGGGTCAGAGAGTTTTCGGCCACGGTCCATCTGATTATTTATTCAAGGGGGGCATCGGTGCGGATTACATCTTCGATGGTGATATCTGCTGCGACCATCGGGGTGGGCGCATATCTTGGCGAACGAGGCTTATGGATACCAGGGGCCGTTTTGTCGGCGGCGCTCGTCTGGTCATTATTCGGCAATTGGGCTGCATCAAACAAGATTGGGTCAAACGCCACAGCGAGCGTTTCCCTGAAATTTCTGATCAATATCGTTGGGCTAGTGGCCACGATCGGACAGTTTGCCTGCATCGCACTGTGCATCTGGTGGATCGCAACCTGACCTCAAATTTTAATTCGGACGCGTGAAAAAAAGCCTGGACTGCGGTAGTCCCAATATATGGTATATTATGATTTCACCCGCCCCACTATATGGGACGATTGTGCTGCCAGATCGTTGGTCGTCACCGCGATCCGACAGCACGGGAGCAACGTCTCTATTTATCGTTCGAGCCTCGACAGCCCGCTAAATATCTGCCTCCTCGACCGGTTTCACACGGAGGCAAACCATTATGCGCATACCATTTTCAGCGGCATTCGGCGCCGCGACACTGATCGGGACCATCGGCTATACGATCGCCGACAACGTCATCAACGTCGGCCCACTCCAGGCTGCTTTCGGCGACCTGGCCGGACCATTCATCATCGTGCTGGTCGCGTTCTTCCTCGTTCCCGCGTTGGCGTTACTGGGACGGTCACGGATCGCGCGGGGATGGCTGTCGCTGGCGGTCCTCGCCGGTGCTGCTTTTCTTGGATGGGCGGCACAGTTCTTTTACGCCGACGACGTGATCCGCGAATTTCCGATCGCATCGACCGTCACGCAAATCGCTGGCGTCATCGCGCTGTGGTTCCCCGGCGCCGACGACTGGTTCAACCGTCGAGACGAAGCCTGCCGCGCTTGATCCAGTCCGCCAGTTCGATGTCAGCCATGATATCGCGAACATCGTGACCACGGCGAACGAACCGCGCTTCAACCCTTCCTTTCGCATCATTGCAACGGGCGCACGCGGGGGCGAGGTTCCCCGCGTCATTGCTTCCAGCCAGCGCCAGCGCCACGATGTGATCGACCACCCGCGCAGGCGTGATGCGACCGTCGTGTCGGCAGTATCGACAAAGCGGCTCCAGGACGAGAATGCGGGCGCACAGGCGCCGATAGGCGCAGGAATGGTCACGCAGATGGGTCGATCCACCGAGGCGCTTGGCGGGCTTTTTTCGACCAAATATCGGGGGAATGTCAGGCATTCCCCGTATTTATGGCTAACTGATGGGGCGTTTTTTTTCGGCCCGCCACGTCACCAAAATTGAAGCGTCAAGCCTGTAATACTGTGGCGTCGATCGATGGCATGTCTATCTCGCCCATTATGCGGTCGGTTTCCACCAGGATTGCGATGATACGCTGGTAATGTCGAACATCATCATATGAAAGGATGCGTCCCCTGCGGTCTTTCAGCCACTTTTGCGCTGGCTGATATCCGCCGATCAAAAAATCCCATGCTAAGGCTGGCACATTCTTGAAATACTGGCCTGTATCACCCCTGCCGTTGATCCAGACTCGCCCGTTTTCGTAACGCGGCCTTTCCACAACGCATTCACCATCACCGTGAAAGGGGTATGGCGTTGCGCCAATAACTCCATCTTCCATCAAATGCAGGCGGCGTAGCGCCTCGCCTTGCTCGCTGACAGCGCGAAAGGACGCTGGGCTGAACGGCAGCGGGATACGAGGGAAATCGATTTTCAGAAACTCGCCATACGCTTCTCGGTAAGCACGACAATGCAACACACCATAGATGTAGTCGAACACCTTGACTTCGTCCGGGCGACCCTCGCCGGTGCTCCGGCGGAAAGCGTCGGTGCCAGCAGATAAGGTCAGCGAGCCATGGAGGCCAGCAGCATCCCGAATTTGCGCATAGAGCCTTGGATTAAAATTGACACGAAGGGCCTGATCCAACGTGCCCTCTTCTGGATAAAGATAGAGAGGAAAGCCGTAGTCCTGCCCCCTATTACCAAGATAATGCACACCATGTCCGAACAGCGTGTCGGCAACGCTGACGTGCGAAAAGCTTCCACTAACGAATTTCTTGTTAACAATAATTGCAAAATTATCAGACAACATATTCATAGATATTGAGCGTCCAGGAGTTCCCATAAACCCCCTCGAAGTTCCGGTATAATATGTCCAGCGCTTGTCAAATGGCTTATATTGAATTTCTCTAAAAAGCTCTTGCCCATGATATTTTCTTATATCGGATATAGCCTTCGAAACTGCCCAGTCTCTACTATCCGACTTTAGTTCGTATTTCATTTTTATTTCATCAATATTTCCTACAGAAAAATCATCTACCGCCCGCTCAATGCCTTTTCGGTCAAAGTGAATCGAAACTCGATCCCTCTCTGTTTTTTGCGCCTATTCCTCGTTCTATAAACAGATCATCTATTCTGACAAAATCATCCCACTCAGTTCTCGAAAAATCCTTCGGAACGAAAAACAAGTATGGCTCTTGCGGCTCCACATTGTAAAAGCCACTATCACTCCGACCATTTGAAAAAAGAAATTCATACTTATCTTTACGCGCACCCATA